CCAGATAAAAAGTTGTTTTGAAAAACCATATAAATATCCTTATGAGTTACACTGGTCGTTATGTTCCCACAAATCCCAAGAAGTATAAGGGGAATCCTACTACTATTTATTATCGCAGTTTATGGGAACGAAAATTTATGGTATATTGTGATAAAAATCCTAGAATCCTTGAATGGGGTTCTGAGGAGATTATTATTCCTTATCTTTTACCTACTGATGGTAGAGTTCACAGATATTTTCCAGATTTTTACATCAAAGTCAAGAGAACTGATAATAAGATTCGTAAGATGATTATTGAAGTTAAACCAGAAAAATATACCAAACCACCTAAAAAACCTAAGAAAGAAACTAAATCATTTATTAGAGATGTATATGAGTGGGGTAGAAATCAAGCTAAATGGAAACACGCAAGAGAATATTGTAAAGATAGAAATATGGACTTTCTCATTTTAACAGAAAAACACCTTATGCCACAATATAAATAATAGTGATGAGTATATTTGACGAAATAAGAAATCTTAAATCTACTGGAGAAGAACCTTTCCAGTGGTATCGTAATCGTATTCGTGAATTAGGAACACCATCTCAAAAAGAATTAATTAGAGATGGTAAGATAGCTGGAAGATTTCATATAGGTCGTTTAAATATGTTTGTATATGACCCTAAATATAAAAACAAACTACCATACTATGATACATTTCCTTTAGTATTACCGATTGAAAGATATGATAATGGATTTTTAGGTTTGAATTTTCATTATTTACCATATGCACTTCGTGCTAGATTGTTAGATAGATTAGAAAAATTTACTAGAGGGTCTAAAGATGATGCAAGAATACTTGCAGATTATAATGGATTAAAAAATGTTGGTCTTGTAAAACCAACATTAAAAAGATATTTAACACAAAAAGTTAGAAGTAGATTTAGAAGAATAGATAGTGAAGATTTTTTAACTGCATTGATGTTACCAGTACAAAGATTTAGAAAATCAAATGTAAATAAAGTCTGGTCAGATAGTAGGAAAATGATTTAATGGTATTTTCAATAAGCGAATTTAAGAGTGCATTATATGGACAAGAACAAGCGATGCAAAATCGTTTTGAAGTTCTTATATTATGTCCTAAAGTATTTAATAACGAAAACGCAAGATATGTATCAATGCGTTGTGACTCTTTTCAGTTCCCAGGCAGAACAATCTTATCTGCACCAGATGATAACATATATGGCCCACCAAGAGAGATACCCCAGAATTTAGTTCAGTTTGAAACAGTTGCTGGTACATTTCATTGTAATATAGATATGTCAGAAAAAATATTCTTTGAAGAATGGCAAAAGAAAATATACGAACCAGGCACTTTTAATATGAATTACTATAATGATTTTGTTGGTGAAATATTAATCAAACAAATATCAAAAGGTAGAAGTGCATCTATCCCAGGCAATGTTGTTACATTTTCTGGTGCAAAAGAAAAAGAAGCAAGTTATGGTTGTAAATTATTTGAAGTTTTTCCTAAATCAATAGGCCCTCAAGATTTAGCAATGGGTAATGCAGAACTACAAAAAGTTAGTGTGACATTCGCATATAGATATTGGGAAAGAATAGGTGCAGAACCATCTAGAAATTTAGATGATTATGTAAAAGCAAGTGCGACAGGCAAATATAATATAATTAGTCCAAAAGGTATAGTATCTGATATACTTGGAAAAGCTGGTGCAAAACCATCTGTCGTAGCAGGGAGTCGTGCAGTTGCAGATTTCATTTTAGAATAGGAGTAAATTATGGCTTTACCTAAGTTAAACACACCAACTTATGAGTTGAAATTAGATACATTAGATAGTCCGATTCAATTTAGACCATATTTGGTTAAAGAAGAAAAGATACTAATGATTGCATCAGAAACTGGTGATGAAAAAAGTATAATAAGAGCATTAACACAAATTGTTAAATCTTGTACTTTTGATAAAGTTGATATTGAAAGTTTACCAGTGTTTGATATTGAATATTTGTTTTTAAATATTAGATCAAAATCAGTTGGAGAAGTAGTAAAAATTAATGTTACTTGTCCAGATGATAAAAAGACAACAGTACCAAAACAAATAAACATTAATGATGTAAAAATACATAAGAATGAAAATCATAAAAATGTTATTGATATAAATGATACAATAAAAATTATAATGAAATATCCTACATTAAAAGATGTAACAAATTTAGACACTAATAATACTGAAGAATTATTTAAAGTTATACCAAAATGTATCAAGTCAGTGTATGAGGGTGAAAAAATTATAGAAGATTTTACAGATGATGAAATAGATGATTTCGTAAATAATTTTAACAGTGGGCAGTTTAAAAAAGTTCAAGATTTTTTTACAACGATGCCTAAATTAAAACATGATGTGGAAGTAGATAATCCAATAACGAAAGTAAAATCTACAGTTACCTTAGAGGGTGTGCAAAGTTTTTTTTAGTGGCTCTTTCTCATACTAATTTAGAATACCACTTTAAAGTTACTTTTTCAATGATGCAACATCATAAGTACAGTTTAGGTGATATTGAAAATATGATGCCGTGGGAAAGAGATATTTATGTTAATTTACTTCAACAACACATAAAGGAAGAAAATGACAAAATCAGAGAACAAAACAGAAAAAAAGTTTGAGCATGAAACTAAGTATTCAAAATATGATTTGAATGAAGATGGAGTTATTACAGATAGTGAACTTGAAATGGATGAAAAATTGATGAGATTAGAAAATGAAGATAAGAAACAAGATGCACAAAGATACATGGCATGGTTTTCATTATGGGGTATGTTATTATATCCATCATTAGTTGTATTTTCAGTTTTGATAGGATTAGATCAAGCTGCAAAAATACTAGGTGATATGGCCAGTGTATATTTTGTATCGGTTGCGGCGATAGTTGCAGCGTTTTTCGGTTCACAAGCACTAATAAAGAAAAAATAAAATGTCAGATTTAAATGCAATAAATCAAACACTTACTATTTCTAATCAAGAACAAAAAGAAAGAGATAGTAACACTCAAAGTAAAATCTCTGAGTCTAGAGATAGAACTGTATCTGCGTTAAAAGATATTAAAGAATCATTGACTGGTGTTAAAAATGAAGTAAGCACTAGTAGCAATGAAACTCAGAATACAATACAAGATAATGCACCTCCACCAGTAAGTAATGAAGAAAAAAATGAGGGAAGAAGATTTTTAAAATCAACATTTGAAAAAATTGCTGCTTTAAATAAAGGTTTAGGTGATTCTATAAAAAAAGGTTTTAGTAAAGGAAAAGACGAACTAGGTGCTTTTTTACTCCCTGCCATTTCATTAATAAAAGGAATATTAATAGGTGGTTTGGTTTTTATATTTTTAAAAAAACTTCCAGATATATTAAATAGTCCTTTATTTGAAGAAATAATAAAGGTTATGCAAAATAAAATAATACCAGCATTAAGTTATCTTTATAACACTTTCATACTTCCTTTTGCACGAGCAATAGGTGAAGGATTAACGAATTTGTTTAGAGACATAAATGATGAATCGTTATCTGCATTTGATGTTTTAAAAAGAAACTTTGGATTTTTAACTGCATCTATAGGTGCTATTGCATTATTATTATATCCTAAAAAAGTTCTTGGATTATTAAAGTTGGCCGCAAGTAAGTTTGGATTAAACATAGGTAAGGCAGGTAAAGATGTTGATAATGTTGCAAAAAGAATGGGTGGTGCTGGAAAAGGTAAAAAAGGAATAAAAGGACTTTTGGGTGGTGTAACTAGATTTGGTGGTGCAATAGCAAGGTTTGCAGGCCCGATTGGTCTTGCAGTTACAGCTGCAACTGGTATAACTGGTGGTTTAACTGCCGCTTCAGAAAAATTAAAAGAAGGTGGTTCTGCTGGAGAAGCACTCTCTGCTGGTGTAGGTGGTTTTGTTGAAACATTATCTTTTGGATTATTTTCAGGCGAAAGAATTGCTGGTGGTCTAAACAAATTTGGTGATAGTCTTAAAGCTGGATTTAATAAAATGGGAAGTGATATTAGTATGATGGCAGATAATGCTGGGCCCATAATAAACAATATGAAAGAAACTTTAGGTCAAAAATTTGAAGAATTAAAAAGTAATGCTATGCCCATGATAGAGTCGTTAGGTTCAAGATTAAAAGATGCCTTTGAAAGTTTAAAAAGTAAATTTGGTGGATTTAAAGATAAAGTCGTAGGATTTTTTAAAAAAGATGAAGAGAAAGTTAGAACAGACCCATTTCAAAAAGGTGAAACATTTGATACATCTGGTGCATCTATTGTAGAAGATGAAAAAAGAGGTTTCTTTGGTAGTTTGAAAAAACATTTAAAAGTCGGTGGTGAAACAATGATTAGAGATATGTTTCCTAAAGCACAAGATTTTAAACTTTTTGACTCAGCTGCAAAAAAGATAAGAGAAGATAAAAAGATTCAAAAACAAGAATTGATGGATGCAGCATATGGTTCTGCAAATAGAGAAGAATTTGCAAAACAAGTTGCAGCTGGTGTTCTCGCAACACAAGGTGCATTATCAGTTGACGAAAGTAGAAGGGCAAGATTTACATCGCAAGAAGTAGATGAGTTTGCAAATGCTGGAGTTGATGTGGATAAAATAAATAATTTAGCACTAACAAATGAGTTACTAAAAGCAAGAGCAACAGAACAAGTGGGTGGTAATAATATATCAACAAATGTGGTAGATAATTCTAATAATACAACTATGGTTGAGGATATAATATTAGACCCAAGAATAAATGATTATAATTTTATGACTTCTGCAGCTTCTGATTATTAAAGTTTAAATCTACTATTTTTATTTTCTTTAGTGATAACAGTAATTGTTTCTTGCACTGGTTCACCTTTTGCATTTTCACCCATTCTAGTTTCTATTCTACTATCCCATGCAACAACTGGTGATTTATAAGGCATTAATCTATGTCTAGGGTGGTAGTGTTTTCTTAAATCATCTGGTTTTCTAAAAATCTCTTTATCTTTAGTATCCATAATACTTGAGTCCCACTATAATTAATAATATAGCAACACCTAAGAATATAAATCCACCAAATCCCCATTTAATCATTTGTTCTAATTCTCTTCTTTTTTTCTCTGCTTCTTCTTTTCTTTTTTTCCTAATAGATGCTTGTATTCGTAACAAGTCATTCCAGGCGTTCATACCATGAGTTGCGATGAGCCAGTTTCTCAGCTCATCTTCCATACGCTTTGCTTTTTTTAATGCACCAAATGTCTCTAATGCTTCCTCTTCTATTGAACCTACACCTTTACCTTTTGCTCTTGCGTGTCCTTGAGTTATAGCTTCATTTGCCGTCATCCATCGACCAATGTCTTTATACATTGACTCAACATCTCTGCCGAACTCGAATCCTTTTTTGATTGTTTTAAAAGCAGCTGTTGCCACTCCTAATGCACTGATAGGGTCTAACATACTCTCTCCTACTTCTATTTATAAATAAAAAAAGGGGTGCATACATTGTACACACCCCTTAAAAGGAGAAACAAAAGGAGGTTTCTAGGCCTCTTTTGCTAGTTTTTGAAAGTAATCCAAACTATCATCACTTTCAGTAGAAGTTGTTTTGACAACATTATCAACATATTGTTTGTCCTCAACATCAACCTCTACACTGTCATTTAGTTCTACATCTTCAGCAGAACTAGATGGTGATTGAGTTCCAGTTAGAACATCGTCAAGTCGATTTTTAAGTTCATCAAAAGTCTTAAAATTAGATGGTGCAGTAAACTCTTTTAAAGAATACTCTGTTTTCCAAACTTTATCTAGTTCAGAATCATCTGCATTTAGTTTTGAAGGACTATCAAACTCTGACTTGTCATAGTTCCAATATCCGTCAACCTTTCTGATTTTCAATTTAAAGTTTGCACCTTCCCAGAAATCAAATGGATTTACTGGAGTTTCATCTTCAAATTGAGGTTGTAAAGCTTCCATTAACTTATCATAAATCTTCTTACCATATCTGAATAAGAAAACTTTACCTTCAGTCTCTGGGTGCTTTGGGTCAGAAACAATGTATATGTTAGAATAGTATTGTAGTTTTCTCTTTTGTTTTCTAGCGATTTCTTTATCACTTTCAACTCCAGAGTTCCACAGTTTACTATTATACTCTGATACTGGGTCTTTCTGATTTAGTGTAGTGAGTGAGTTCTCAATATACCACTTACCAGTAGGCCCTTGAAATGCATGATTCCATAACTTTGCCCAAGGCATTTCTTCACCTTGTGGTGCAGGCAGGAATCTAATTACTGCATAACCATTACCAGATTTATCTAGTTCTGGTTTCCAGAGTCTTTCATCTACATATGATTGTTTTTCTACTGGTGCAGACTCTTTTGAAACTGCAGCCAGTATTTTGTCTAAGGAATTAGACTTTTTAAGCGTATCTAATGACATATTATTTCTCCGTATGCTATTGTATGCTATTTTATCTTCACTTAATCATAATATAATGTTATTTATACAATTAGATTACAGTACGATGTTTATCATTGGGTGTAACACAATGACCAAACATATTACCATAACTAATCGTTTTTACATTGTCATACTTTGACCACTCCTCTATTTCAGAGTTGTCATCCATGACTCTGTAAAACTTTATATGTGGGTATTTTTCAAAATTCTTAGTATGTTGCTCAATCCAATTTACTGGATTAATAAACTTACACCCACTTGTGACATAACAGTCTGTATCTTTATAAACATTGTTTACTAGACCATCTTTTGTCATATCAAAACCTAATAAGAATACATGAGTTGTATCTGTATTCTCTTCAATACCTACTCGTACAGCAGTAGGGCCAGAACTCCAACCCATAAACTCACCACCAAAAAAATCATCTAAATCTTTTACTTTATCGTTGTCATCAACCCATGTGATCCATAAACCAGCATTACCTAGTTTTTGTCTGATTTCATCTGGAGATAAATTTTTTAATTCTGTAATCAATTCTTCCATACACTCTTGGAATCTTTGTGGGTCTATTCCGTGACAAACTAAATTACCAAATTCTTTTATCATTTCACTTTCGTGTATAAATTTATCTACTGTTGGTAGTTTGTATTCTTCTAACTTTTTATTTAATTCTTGTAATCCGTTTTGTTCTAAACCAGAATATTGCATCATATCATAAAATTGATATGGTAATACTTTCCATTGTCTGAAATAACATTTGTTGTCAAAACAATAACCAGATGAATATATCTCGTGCATCATAGCCCAATCTGTTGATATTAATCCATCTGGTTTGAAATCTCTATAAAGTGCATTACACCCATAGATTTTACCATATTGTTTGAATTGTTCTAAGTCATATCCATGTCTGGACTCACCATTACCTAAAACAAATATATTATTCGGTGTCTGAGGGTTTTGTTTCATCATATGATTTATTTTGTAAATTCAAATTTAATTGTGTTACATTATCTTCTTGTAATTCATCATCTAAATCTTCTGTATTATCATAAGATGAGAATGTACTATTACTCATTGAGTCATCACCATATAAACTTAGAGTTACAGATACATTATCGTGTCCACAACCTTTTAGGAAGTTCTCAAACTTTTCTTCAAGGGCTTCTAAATCTGTATCTTCTATAACAGTTTCTAGTTCTACTCTTTCTTCTTCTTCAAAGTCCTCTTCTATTTCATTTGTTTTAATAAAAGTAAATCTTTGTCTCATTTAGTTTCTCCTAAATTTTTTGGTTCTATAAAAAGATTTTTCATTTGATTCTTTTAATTTTAATTTAAGAGAGTCGTGTTGTTTTTGTAAATAAGAATAATCTGTTCCTAATGTTTGAACTTGTTTTTCAAGACTTTCTAATTTACTACGATAAAAATCTCTTTCTCTAATTAATGACTCATTTGTTTGACTCATCGTTATCTCCGTTTTGTAAGGTTAATAACTACCATTTTATACTCAGTTTCGTTAAATGTCAAGAGTGAATCATAATTTTTTAATATTTTTTTATGAGATGGCCACACTACATTTTCTTGTATATTTTTATCCCAATCCTTTTGATAGTTTACAAGTTTATTTAAAATAATCATTGTTTCAATACTAATTCTTTTAGATAAGTAATTTCTAAAAAGAATAGGGTGTTGTCCATTTTCTACTAAAAATAATTTATTAAAATCTATAACTTGATTTAATAAAATATTCATATCTTGTTCAAAAGTATATTTTAAACTTTCAATTCTTTTCTTCCATTCAACATAATTGTTTTCGTTGAACTCCCCAATATATCCTCTTTCGTTTTTTAGAAAGTTTGATACAAAAAAGTCTTTTACTTTTTCACCATATCTTCTAGAAACTTTACCAAAGAAAAACTTATCTTTTCTTTTTAAGTAACTTGATTTACTCGCAGTAGTTTTACCACTATATTTTTTGAAATCATAGTCTGAATTAAAGTGAGCCTTTAAACCCATGTATATTTTATATGCACTAAAAGCATCCATAGTAATCATATAGGTAGTTTGCTCATTTTAGGTAAGAAGTTTAAATCTCTTGCATTTGCTTCAATCTTATCCTTTAAAGGTTTTTGTAACAAACTAATCACACTATCTGGTTCAAGATTGTTCTTAGAACAATACTCTAATACAGCATCCATATGTGATATATGTTTAGACTGAACTTCTTTTTCTATGTAAATTGAAAATGTTTTTGGGGTCATAATAAAAAAATAGGGTAGACTCAAATCTTAAAGATATTATTGCCTACCCTTTTTCTAATTACTTCTCAGCACAAGCGTAAGAATTAATTTCTAGTCCTACTGAAATTTCAGTAATTGTTGGTTTAGTCCATGCCATGTTATTTCTCCTAGCTAGGTTAGAGAGTGCTGGTTGCGTTTGGCCGCAGACCACTCAGTTAATAAAATGGTGAGTATTCTGTTACTAGGAACTCACCGAACCCTATCCGATTATGCTGCTAGAGCAAAATCTTGAGATGCAAAATTATCGTTTGCATTTATTAGTGTTGAACTATAAGGCGTTCACCCATATACTCCAATAATTCTCTTATATCTGTCGACCCTACATTACCCCCTCATTAGGGTTGGTGGAGGTAGAGGGAATCGCACCCTCGTCCAGTCTATCGTCAAACTATCTTCAACGCATATTCACTATATTTATAAATTACATTTCTGTACCAAATATGAACAAACTAATATTATACTCCAGTTTCTACTGTATTATAGTATACATTTAACTCTTTGTCAAGTAAGTGTAAGTAATTATTTTTATTTTTTACAAAACTTTGAACTGTTCCATCTTC